TGCTGGCCTGCCTTGGCCGGGATGGCCGCGCCCATGGCACCGGCATGTATCACGGGGCAGCTACCGGGCGCTGGTCTGGCAGACACTTCCAGCCACAGAACCTCCCGCGCCCCATCGTCGATGACGTGGACACCATCATCGATGCACTGCGGTTCCGCTGCCCGGATCAGCTCCCGGGAGAGCCGATGGCTTTGCTGGCCTCGTGCCTTCGAGGGATGCTGATCGCAAGCAAGGGCCGCAGGCTGATTGTCTCTGACTACTCTGCCATCGAGGCCCGGGTGCTGGCGTGGCTGGCCGGTCACGAGACCGTGTTGCAGTCGTTCCGCGAGGGTCTGGATCTCTACAAGGTTACGGCATCTGACATGTACGGGATTCCGTACAGCAACGTCGATAAGGATCAGCGGTTCGACGGAAAAATAGCCGTCTTAGCCTTGGGGTATCAAGGTGGGTCGAGAGCCTTTATGAAAATGGCGCAGAACTACGGCACCGACGTTGACGATGCCACGGCGCTCAAGATCCGCGACGATTGGCGAGCAGCAAACCGCCCCATCGTTAAGCTGTGGCACGAGGTTGAACGCGCCGCATCTAACGCGATCCAGTATGGCAGGCTAGAGGAGACTCGCGCAGGCGACTTCAAGATGGTTAAGGGTGACCTGCTGTTCAAGCTGCCATCTGGCAGGTGCCTGTCGTTTCCGCAGGCGGCGCTGATCAACAACAAGATCACCTACCAAGGGATGAACAACTTTACGCACAAGTGGGGAGCCATCGAGACGTATGGCGGTTCACTGGTGCAGTCGATAACGCAGGCAGTGGCCCGGGATCTACTGGCGCACGCGCTGCTGAAGCTAGACGCCGCAGGCTACGACCCCATCATGACAGTTCATGATGAGATTGTTGCCGATACCAAGATAGGCCACGGGTCACTGGATGAGTTCAACACATTAATGTGCGAGCTGCCCGATTGGGCCAAGGGCTTGCCCGTGGATGTCGAGGGCTACGAGGCCGACAGGTACCGCAAGTGAGGGAGTCCCACATAGAAGGAACCGTCAATCGCTACGCCCGGGACAGGGGCTGGCTGGCGTTCAAGTGGACATCTCCCTCGCAGCGCGGGGTGCCCGACATGATTTATTTCAAAGACGGCGAGTGCCTGATGATCGAGTTCAAGGCACCCGGCAAGTCCGCTACTTCATACCAGCACGCAATCCACAGGCGACTGAAGGAGCACGGCTTCCATGTGTATGTCGTAGACAACATTGATCAGGGGAAACTCCTATTCTAAAGCACACAGACCTTCACCAGTACCAGCTCCGGGCGGCGCAGTTCATCAAGGACAATAGCCACGCGGCGCTGTGGGTAGACATGGGCCTCGGCAAGACCGTCAGCACACTGACGGCATTGGTCGATTTGCTTGTCATCAAGGACATCAAGAAGGTGCTGATCATCGCACCTCTGCGAGTGGCGCAGCACACATGGCCCACCGAGATCAAAAACTGGCAGCACCTCCGCGCCTTGCGGTTCTCTGTCATAGCGGGACTCAGCCCCTCCAAGCGCGAGGAGGCGATGCATTCCTCGGCACCTATTCACATAATCAACAGGGAGAACGTACCGTGGTTGGTAAACGCTTTGCAGCGCGAGTGGCACTACGACGCCGTAATTATCGACGAAAGCAGCAGCTTCAAAAGTCACAGCAGCCAGCGGTGGAAGGCACTGCGTCAGGTGGTGAAGTCGGGAAAGATCAAGCGGATGGTTCAGCTCACCGGGACACCGGCCCCCAACAGCCTGATGGAGCTGTGGCCCCAGATTTATCTACTGGATAAGGGTAAGCGCCTTGGCGACACCCGGGGCAAGTTCCTTGACACTTACTGCCGCCAAGTCGGCAACCCACAATGGTCACAGTACCAAGTCAGATCTGACCGCGTTGACCTACTGCAAGAGAGGGTTGCTGATCTAGTGCTGCGGATGGACGCAGACGATTACCTCGAACTGCCGAAGCGAATCGACAGCGACGTTGTGGTGTCACTGCCGCCCAAGGGTCAGAAGGCGTACAAGCAGATGCAGGATGATTTCCTGATAGAGCTAGAGCAGGGCGAGGTGCTCGCGGCCAACGCCGCAGTGAAGATCAACAAGCTCCTGCAAGTCAGCTCTGGGTCGCTCTACACCGGGGACGGCTACGAGGTTCTGCACGACGCCAAAATCGAGGCGCTAAAGGAAATCGTCGAGGCATCTAACGAGCCGGTGTTGGTTGCGTACAACTTCCAGTCGGACGCAGAGAGAATTGTGTCACACATCAAGGGCGCACAGGTTCTCAAAAAAGATCCAAACTTAATTGATAAGTGGAACCGGGGAGAGGTGCCGGTTATGTTGGCGCACCCTGCTAGTGCAGGACACGGACTGAACCTACAACACGGAGGATCTCTGATCGTCTGGTTCGGCCTGTCTTGGTCATTGGAGCTGTACCAACAGTTCAATGCCCGGCTGCACCGTCAGGGGCAAACGCGCCCGGTTCGTGTGATCCACATACTGGCAGACACCGCTGCCGACAGGATGGTAAGAGCCGCATTGAACGATAAGGATGTCGCGCAGAACCGTCTGCTTACATTCGTCGAACAATTCCGCTGCCAACCTACCGACTAGGCAAGCAGCGTGTGGCAGACCGACAGGTCGTGGAGGCATTCTTTGAGGCTCGACGCCTTGAAGGCTTGCAGCTAATTACAACCAAAAGTGGAGTACACAACCAATGAGCGAAAACGGAAAGGCATTTGCCGAGTGGGTCGAGAGTAAAAGCGACATAGTCAACCACCCGTCGCACTACAACACCGGGAAGATCGAGTGCATTAACTATTTGGAGGACAATCTAGGGGACGGGTACCCGTACTATCTGGAGGGCAATATCAAGAAGTACCTCCACCGCTGGCGCTACAAGGACGCCCCGGTGGATGATCTGCGGAAGGCCGCGTGGTACCTCGGTAAGCTCATTGAGAGCCAAGTCTTTGCAAAACCTGAGTAGCATTCAGGTGCGTGTATCGGCGCAGCATGTTGATGTCCCGGTGGCCGGAGAACAGCGCCACCGTCATGGCATCGAGACCTAGCTCGAACAACCGGCTGCAACCTTCGTGGCGCAGGTCGTGCCAGCGGACATCGAGGCCAATGCGGTTGCGTGACCGCTGGAATGCTGCGCTGACGGTCTCGCCATTGAACGGGAAGATCCGGGCATCGGTGCGCGGCTGGCGCTGGATGATGTCGGCGGCCTCCTGCAACAGTGGCACACGCGAGTAGCGCTTGCCTTCTGGGTGCTTGCGCCACAGTCCAATGCTGCGGCCCTCGTCGCCCAGCTCGTCCCATGTCATGCTCAACACCTCGCCGCGCCGCATAGCCGTCAAGACACTGAACCTGATCAGGTCTGCTAGCGGCAAGCGGGTGTCTGCATGCTGCAAGATCAGATCGATCTCAGCGTCGGTGACGCGGCGCTCGCGCTCGTTGGACTCGGCAATAACCTGCTTGGACTTCAGGAAGTGCATGGCCTTCTCGTACTCGTCGATCTTGGGCTTGCAGTCCCACGCTGCCTCGGCGGCCTTGAGGACTACACCTATGTAGATCATGTCCTGTTGCACCGTGCTGGCCTGCGCGGCCTTGGCCCTGCCGTTGGCGTAGCTGATCAGTGTCGAGGACTTGAGGTCTTTGAGGCGGTGGTGGCCTATGTTGCGCTGCACCAGCCGCAGCACGCCCTGCTTGGTGTCACCAAAGGGGCCGTACTCGTCGATGTACTTATCGACGCACCTGCCGAAGTTCATCTCGTCTTCGCGGTAGTTGCCCTTGGCTATGTCGGCCTCGGTCTCAGTCATCCACGACTGGGCCAGTGCCTTCTTGGGAAAGGTCTTGGAGATTGCTGGCATGCCAGCCTTGCGTATTAGAACCCGGTAGCTGTCGCCACGCTTTTGTATCACACCCATTTGGTACACCCTCTGGTACAGTTTGACCGTGAGCATACGTTGACAAGCGTGTGTTGACAAGGGTTTTAGGGCAATTGAATCAACGGCTTAGTGAGGCTAAGTTATTGATTGTTATGTGTTGTTAGGAAATTGGCCCCATGATGGGTGGGATCAGGGGCCATATAAATCAAGCACTTACAGCTCGATGGCGCTCACCGGGTACAGCTAACCGCGTCTGGGCGTTGTTTTGCGCTTGCTCTTTGGCTTCTTTGCCGTCTTGGCTGCGGCTTTGAAGTCTGCGGCGCTTGGCGCACCCGCGCTCCCCGGCTTGCGTGGCTTCTTTCCCGCCTTACGGCGAGCGTGAATGTTTGCATAGAGTCCTTTACCGGGCATCATTTTCTCCTTGATTTAGCGCCGGAACATTTCCAGCGTTTTCGTGACAGGTTGTTTGGTGTGTTGGGATCGTTGGCCTTCTTCTTCGGCAGGCGCTTCTTAATCCCCAGCGATCGGGCGCAGTAGCTATCGCCCTTGCTGGTGCCCGGCTTGACCCGTGCGCCACCGCCCTTGGCCTTACCGGCTTGGCCGTAGCTGACCTTCTTGCCCGATGCGGTGACCTTTACTTTTGCTTTTCCTTTCCGTGGCGTTGGCATGTGTCCTCCTAGCTTGTTGCCCACCAAAGCACCAAGGCGATAGCCACCGGGACTACCCCAAGGCATATGGCGATGGCTATCAGTATCTCAATCAGTTGCTTTTTCTTTTTCCTTGCCAGAGCTTCTTGTCTCTTGACCTCTTCCTGACGGTTCTTTCTAGCCTCAGCCATCTTCTGCTGCATATCATCCCAGAGGTCAGTTCGGTTCAAAGATAGGAATAAATCCTTCATCCTTTGACGTGACTGACGAACCATCTCCTCTGCCATAACCGCCTTGGCGGCCTCGGCCTCGCTCATGGTTCGGGTAGAGTTCTTGGCTTTTTGCAGATCGAACTCGGCAGCG